CTACTTTTTTGAGGAAACATCACCCCGCTCCAATTGCCGCTCATAACATTCAATACTGGTAACCACGGTTTCCACCGTCTTCCGGTTTTCAAGGGATAAACCCTTGATCCGCCGCAATAGCTCCAAATCCTCCGGAGACAAAACCACATAGGAAAGATCTTTTTGATTCGGGCCAATGATATAATCCACCGAAACCGCGAAGATCTTGGAAATCTCCGTTAGTTGGGAATAACCGGGGGCGGCCCGGTCGATCTCCCAGTTCGCCAGGGTTGACCGTTTAACTCCCAACCGGGCCGCCAGTTCCTCCTGGGTTAAATCTTTTTTGAGCCGTAATTCTTTGATTCGGCTACCGACTGTGGTCATTAAAATCACTCCATTCTAAGCATATTATACCATAAAATGTGTAATATTGCAACGTCAAAAACCGGACAAACCGCTATCAAATCTATGTTTCAAAATTCAGAAAACGGCTTGAAAAATGTAGCATTTCTAGTAATTGACATAATCGAAAAACCCATGATATGATCATAATATACATACAACAAAATTACACATCAAAGGAGGTGAAGGATTTTGGTTAAGGACTTGCGGACCATCCGAATATCAAAGGGCCTTACCCAGGAGGAACTCGCCAAACTTGCCGGAATCAGCCGATCTACTTACGTACATATCGAACACGGCAACCACCCCTCCCTGCGGTCGGCGATGCGAATCGCCAAAGTTTTAAAACACAAAGTTGAAGAAATTTTTTTACCTGAAGTTGTGAACAAATGACACATTATGTTGTATCGTGTAACATTTTATCGGAGATTAACGGAAAGTGCTGGTTTTAAAAGGAGTCGCGCTATGTCAAAAGTGCTGGTAACTCATGCAAAACGCCACCGGGGGAAGATCATCCCCATCAGTTACGAACTGGTGGAAACGGAGAATCAATGCGATGACCTGGAACGGGTAATCGCCGAGATCTTCCTGGACAAAATGAAGCGGGATGGATTCAATCCAAATAACCAAAGTGAGGTTTCCGGCAATGTTTCAAAATGATCTTTATGTTTTCGGAGTCATCAATAAAAACGGCACTGAAAAAGCGGACCTGGAGCCCATCGGCAGCGGGACCATCGGGGAGATCGCCCTGTGGCTAACCCTCCTGCCGGGAATGGGGGCTCTTTTGGAATCCTACGGCAAGGAGAGCGGATACTTTGTCCTGCCGGAAACCGAATTTAAAAAACTGCCCCAGGCCAATCGAAATGAGGTGAGTTAATGATTACGGAACTCTTTAAACGACCAAAACGCAGCCGGTTTGAAATCCTGGCGGACAAGCTTTTGGATGAAGTCAAGAAACAAGGCGCGGTTGACGCCAGTCTGGAAATACGTTGCCACTATAACACCAAACCAACCGCGGAAAATATCGTCAATGGTTTGATGTACCGCCAGTCTCCCGAATACCAACAAAGCGAAAACCATCAATGGGTTAAAGTCACCAGCAGCAGGAAGATCGAAATCATGGCCTTTTACAAATAAAATCAGCGAATCGAAAAAAACCATAGAAAGCGCCGGTCGCCTCTTTGGGTTTGGGTGGCTGGCCTTGCCATTGCCTAAAGGAAAGGCGGCGGAAACCATGCCGAAAAGTTTAACGACCATTCCCCATGAAACCAACAGCCGGACCCAGCCCAGCCTGCTGGCGATGCGGGGCAAATACAAATCCGAAGGATACGGCTGGTACTGGATCTTGTCGGAGATGTTACGGAACCAGCCCGGCTTTAAATTGTCGCTCCGGGAGCAGTTCGTTTGGAATGCGATTGTATTGGAAACGCAATGCGAACGCAGCAGGATTGAAAGATTCATCCGGGATTGTATTGATGAATTCAAGCTTTTCATTTCCGACGGGGAATATTTCTGGAATAATGATCTATTGGTTCAAGCCAAAATTAACGCGGAAAAGTCGGAAAAGGCGCGTTACGCCGCTCTTATGCGCTGGCATAGCGAATGCAATGCGGAAGAAATGCAAACGCATGCGGACGGAATGCAAACGCATAACACAGGAATGCGACCGCATAGCGAACGCAAAAAGGCCAGCGTAAAGCCAAAAAACACCCCTCAAAAACCGCAGACGGGATCTTTATTTGATCTTAATAATATAGATCTAATAAATATAAATACAAGTAATAAAAAAGATCCACCTGCAAAAAAACACTATGCGGAGTTTGTCACCCTAACCGAAGAAGAACATCAAAAATTAGTGACCCAGTTTGGAATGGACGGCGCCAGGGAGAGGATCGAGGATCTGAACCTATGGAAAGGCGCCAAGGGAAAAAAGACCGCCTCGGACTATCTGACCATCCTGAACTGGGCGCGCCGGGAGGTGAAAGAATATGGAAAGGCTCCAGCAACTCTTAAATCGAATCCAAGAACTCCAAAAAATGAATTCAGTTCCATCGACTTTTCAAAATTCGAATACCACGGTTCCCCGTAACGGCTGCCCGGAATGCGGCTATCGCGGATATATTGAAACTGGCCCCAATATCGTCCGGCTCTGCCGCTGCCGGGAACAAGGCCGGATCGAAAAACTCTTCGAATGTAGCCGGATCAGTCCCGCGTTTCGGATGAAAAACTTTGACAACTTTGAGACCGAAAACCGCCCGCCCACGGTCCAGGCCATGGAGAGAGCGGCCCGGAACTACGCCGACAACTTCGAGGAACTCAAAAAAGCCAGGGTGAATAACTGGCTGGTCCTCCTGGGCGAACCCGGCAGCGGTAAATCCCATCTCAGTCTGGCGGTGGGTAATCAATTAATCAATGAATTGACCCCCGTCCTGTATTTTCAGCATGTAGAGGGGATTAGCGAATTAATGACCATCTTGAAAAAAGATGAGGAAAGCATCGGGGAGAAACTTTCGGAGATGAAACGGGCCGAATTTTTAATCTGGGATGATTTATTTAAACCATGCGGCGAATGCAAACAGCCTAAAAGTTTTGAAATCCGGATCGCCTTCGAAGTTTTGAACTTTCGATACTTAAACCTGATGCCGACAGCCATCAACAGCGAACACCTGCCCGATGAACTCCTGATGATTGACCGGGCCATCGGTTCCCGCATCCTGGAACGGAGCAAAGGCCATCTGGTTACGATCAAAGGGATCGAAAACAACTACCGGCTTTTATAAACTTTTTGGAAAGGAGGCCGGTCATGATGAAAGCGGAAAGCAACGCCCGGAAGATCACCAACCCCTGGCCGGAACAAAAACGCCGCGCCTATCTCGCCGCCATCGAATGGGATTTAAGAACTTATGAAGCGATGCAAACGGAACTCCGGGAACTCCAGGCGGATATCGACGAGCTGGCCGCCCCTCCCGCCGCCGACATCCGGGGAAATATTTATTCGATACCCCGCAGCCGGCCCGATGAACTATTCCCGGAATACCTGAGAAGCCACCCGGCCCGGCCCCTCTCCGACCCGACCCCGGACCGCGCCGAGCTAATCAGCGAATACCGCGCCCGGATTCTCTGCGCCACCGAATACCGGGAAACCGTCCGGCGGCTGAAGGCCATCGAACGGCTAATAACTAGACTGGAGCATTCCCAAAAGCCGGATGACCGGTTAAAACTACAACTTTTAAAAGCCAAATACTTTGATCAGGATAAATCCGATCAACAAATTGCCATTGACCTTCATATCTCTGAACGGACTTTCCGCAACTGGAAAAACGGCCTTCTTTTAGAAATCGCCAAACAACTGGGAATGGTGATCTGAATTTGCCGAATCTTTGCCGCCCAAGAAGGCTTTTCAGTGGTAAAATTATATTGTAAGATACTATGCTGAGACTTAAATCAAACCCCGGAGCAACAGCGGGGTTTTTTGTTTTGGTTTTTCAGAACCCCCAGCCTTAATTGAAAACCCAGGCCTGAAGGAGTACCGTCAGCGGGGGAGCTTCCTTGACTAGACTGCCTGACGGAACGGACTGAAGGCCGCATAATCAACCGTCAGGCTGGGGGTTCTTGGCATCCTTGAACCAGAAGGACGTGATCTTATGGGCAGGCGGAAACATGACTGGAACAAACTCAAAATTGAGTACGTGACCGGTGACTTCATGGACCAGCGGACTTTCGCGGCCTATGCCGGGATTGACTATGGCTACCTGCGGAATATGAGTTGCGCCACCAACCCGAAGAACAACGGCAAGTCTTGGGAGGAAGAGAAGAGAGAATATTTAGAAGAACGGGCCACCGAGATTCGAACCCGGACCCTGGAAATGCAGGCGGAGAAAGAAGCGGATCGGAACACCCAACATCTGATGGCCTGGGATAATTTCTTGAAAGAAGTCACCCGGATACTGGCCGATTATACCGTAACCATCGGACAAGCCGGAGTCTCCATCTTCGCGTTGGAACGATTAGCAAACATCATGGACAAGCTCCAACGGGGCCAACGGCTGGCGCTAGGACTTGATAAAGAAACTGACGACGGGAAAAACTCTCTGGGCGATCTGGTCCGGGCCATCAAAGAATCCGCCACTTCGGTTACTTTCACCCCGCAGGAAGTTCAGCCGGAAAGTGACCAGCCGCCATGATCTGGGGTAAATTCTCGCCGAAACAACTGGCCGCCATTAGCCAATCCAATGCGCGGCTTAATTTTTTGTGCGGGGCGGTCCGGTCGGGTAAAACCATTGCCGCCAACATCAGGCTGCTGGACATGCTGGAAAATCAGCCGCCGGGAAATGGCGTAATCGTCGGCCATAGCGAACGGACGGCGGATCATAATGTTCTCCAGACCATCCGGGAGATCGTCGGACAGAAATATTTTCATTATAACCGGGGCTTGGGCGAAGTAACAATCTGCGGTCGGAAAGTTTTCGTGGTGGGAGCTGCCGATGTCCGGGCCAAAGACCGGATACAGGGAGATACTTTTTCCTTTGCTTACGTGGACGAGGGAACTTTACTTCCGGAAGATTTCTTTAAAATGCTCCTCTCCCGGCTAAGTATTCCGGGGGCGAAGCTAATCCTTACAACTAACCCGGACAGCCCTTACCACTATCTATATAAGAACTATATTAACAACCCGGAACTGAATAAAAAGGTCTTCAACTTCACCCTGGATGATAACCTCAACCTCGATCCGGCTTACGTCCGGGAATTAAAAAAAGAGTATGTGCCGGGGTCCCTCTGGTATAAACGGTATATCGAAGGCCTCTGGGTACTGGCCGCCGGGGTGATTTACAGCCAATTCGCCGACCGGATGATCGTCGATGAAATCCCTGACCTGCTCACCCACTGGATAGGAATTGACTACGGTACATCCAACGCGACCACCTTTATTCATACCGGTGTTGGTCCCGATAACCGGCTATATATCGCCGATGAATACTATCACTCCGGGAGGCAAACGGATGATAACCAACTGGCGACCCAGAAAAGCCCTTCCCAGTATAGCCGGGAATACCGGGACTGGTATCATAACCTAAAAATCGACGCCCGGAAAATATATATCGACCCATCCGCCGCCGGATTTATCACCCAACTTTGGCATGACGGAGTAAAGAACATCGTCAAGGCCAGGAATGACGTACTGGAAGGAATCGGACTGCTCAACAGCCTGATCGGAAACGATCTGGTCCGGGTTCACCGGAGTTGCGTTAACACTATCGAGGAACTTTCCACCTACTCCTGGGACCCGAAGGCGCAAATTCTGGGGAAAGACCAGCCCTTGAAGATGAATGACCATTGCATGGACAATATCCGGTATCAAGTCTATGGGAATAAGGCTTTCTGGTTGACAAAGATTAAGACCGCTTAAGGGGTGAAAGCAATGATTCCAAACTATAACCCGCAACAAACCTGGCCGCCCGAAGAATGGGGCGCAATTTACGAACGTTACCGGGAATGGTCGGCCTGGTACTCCGGCGACCCGCTCCAAATTTCAGAAGCCCTTTCCGGCAAGGTCTATACACCCACTGAACAAGGCCGGTTCTGGGCGAAGGAGATCAGGGATGAGCGAAAAGTCATGATTCACGTCCCGCTGGCCGGAGAACTGGCAAGCACCAGCTCTAATTTTTTGTTCTCCGAAACCCCGGCAATTACGATTCCCGGACTGACAGCGGAGGATGACCAATCGAAAAAGCTCCGCCAATTATTAGACGCCAATGGATTTTATAACACCATCCTGGAAGCGGCGGAAGTGGCCTCGGCATTGGGCGGAATCTTTCTCAAAATCAACTGGGATAAGAAACTGTTTCCCTACCCTATTTTAAATATCGCCCAACCGGATAACGCCTTGCCGGAGTTCAAATTCGGAATCCTGGTGGCGGTGACCTTCTGGAAAGTAATCCGGGATGATGGCGACAAGGTTTACCGGCTGCTAGAACGGCACGAACGGGGCGCGATATATACCAAGCTTTATTCCGGGACCACTACGACTTTGGGAGAGGAAACGGATTTAAAAACGCTCCCGGAAACCGCCGAATCCGAATCGGTGCGGAATACCGGATTTAAAGAGGATATCTTGGTAAGATACATTCCAAACATGCTTCCTAACAAAATGTTTCGCGGATCAGCAATCGGTCAATCCGACTTCGGCGGCGCGGAAGGGTTGATGGATGCTCTGGATGAAGCTTATACCTCCTGGATTCGGGATATCCGGATTGGCGTGGGGCGGATTATCACCCCCCGCGATTACCTGCGGGACATTGAGACTGGAAAACCCCGGTTTGATTTGGACCAGGAAGTATACGAGCAATTGGACTTCGACCCCAACGATGTCAGCGGGACCAATTCCATCAAGAACATTCAATTCGACATCCGGCATGAAGCCCATCAAAAGACTACTTTGGATTTAATCTGCCGGATTGTCTCCAATGCCGGTTATAGCCCCCAATCCTTCGGCCTGGGGGTTGGCACCAGCGTGAACGATTCCGGGTATGCGCTCCAAATCAAGGAGAAGAAATCGATTATTACCTCAGCCAAAAAGGCCCGTTATTGGAAAACAGCTTTGGATGACCTGCTGCAAATGATGTTGACTCTTCATACCAAAACCGAAGCCAAACGGCCTTCGGTGGAGATTAATGATTGTGTATCCTCCGATCTAAGCCAGATTGCTACGACCTTGAATATGCTCAATGCCGCCCAGGCCGTTAGTATCCGAACTAAAGTAAAAATGGTCAACCGGGACTGGACTGAGGAACAGATCGAGGAAGAAGTTAAACGGATTATGGAAGAACAAAAAATCATCAAGCCACCGGTATCAACAAACACGACACCGGCGAAGTAAGGACGGATGGTTATGTTATACGGGGAAATGCTTTACCTGGAAGAACTTTACGACCGGGACCCGCTCTGGGGCTTCCGGATAATCTCCCTACCCGTCAACTTTGAGATCGGAATGGGTGTATTTATAACCGCTACCATGTCGGCGACTATTCCTGACGGGACCAGGGTAATTATTGAATTCAGCCCGGATAATCAAGTTACCTGGAACCGGCTTTGGCTTGATGAAAATTACTACATTGTTTTTGATACTACCGCCCCTGGAAGTAAACTGTTGTATATCCGGCTCCGGTTGGAAACCACTCTACAAAACCTAACGCCGGAAGTTGACCGGCTGACCATTGCGGTGGAACAAATCGCCACCGCCTACCGGCTGGCTTATGAAGTCCTTTATGATGCCGGATTGTCGCCGGAGGAATACTGGATTGACCCGGAACTGCTGGAATTCTATATCCCCTATGCCTGGCTGCGCCGGGGAAGCCATACCGCCGGATTGAAACAAGTTATAAAGTTCGTCCTTGGCAATTGCCATTGTGACCGGCAAAATGTGATTCGGCTGGAAGGTCCGGGTTATCCGGTTAATATCAATTCAGTAGCTACTTTGACAACCGCTGACTACTGGGAGAAGAAACCGATTAATCAAAAAATCCGCCCGGCGAACGAGGTCACGGTTTATGCCAATCCATTAGTACCCACCGCACAATCTGAAGAGGTGTATCGGAACAATGCCATTACATCCATCAAAGCCGGGGAAATTAAAGAGCTAACGGCCTACTTCACTACATTTTATACCCAAAACCCGGTGGTGAACTGCGTGGCGACCCTGGAAGGAGCGCCCGCCGGAGCCAGTATTATCAGCCAAACCTATTACGCCTGGGGAGGAAGAATCATTGTATCCAGTACGATAAACACCCAATTTACCCTGGTGATTAATGGCTATCCGTTGAAAGTTAAAGGCAGGCTGACGGAAGTATTCAGCGGCCCGGAAACCAGCCTGATGAATACGGACGGGATTTTATACGGCGAGTATTTGTATGGGGAAAGGACTTACGAACATCAATCACCTACTCATACCGGCAAAGTGATTGGATATACCCTGCCGTCTTATCATTTGATTCAAACCAGGGAGATGGCTCGGAAGATCGCCGGAATCTTACTGGACAAATTCCCGGAAGCGGCGAACAAATTAGAATTGAAGTACCGGGGGAATCCTGCTCTAACCATGGATGATATAATTGCCCTGGCCGGACTTCGGCAACCGGGATATAAGAATTACATTTTGAAAACTCATGAACTTATCTTTAATGGGACTTTACAAGGACGAATGGAGGTGAAATAGACAAAATAAACCAACCGGAAACGTGATCCGGAAGCTCCAACTGGAGTTTAAATCACGGAATACGCGAAAGCGGAGGTTGAAAATCATGTTGAATTTATTACAGAAACGGTATGGCCTGCCCGTATTCGATAAAGATACCGGCGGCGGAACCGGAGGATTTGACGGCGGAAATGACCAGGAACCCAACGCCGGGGAGAAAACCAAGAACCAGCCCTTTATTACGTTTCCTTCCGAAGGCAGCTTCATGGAACGGCTGAAACGGGAGGGACGGGCGCAAGTTAACGAATTAATCAAAGAACTGGGTTTCGAGAAAATTGATGACCTGAAAAATCTGGTCAAGCAGCAAAAAGAGACCGAGGATGCCAGTAAAACCGATTTGGAGAAGGCCAGAGAGCAGAACCGGAATTTACAAACGGAAAATCAACGGATTAAAAACGAGTCTGAAGCTGTTTTAAAACAAGCCGCGTTAATGATGCAAGCAACCCAGGCCAATATCAAGCCGGATCGGATGAAAGCTTTTTTGAAACTGATTGATATCTCAAATATCACGATTTCGGAGGGTATTGTTGATGAAGTATCCGCCAAAACAGCCGTGGCGAATATCTTGAAGGAGTTTCCGGAATTCCTGGGAAAACCCGAAAACGAACCCACCGGCGGAGAGGACTTCAGCGGCGGAGGCGGCGGCAAAGACCTGGGGAACCTCTCCATGGCCGATTATATCAAAGCCCGGCAGGGGCAGAAATAACGAAAGGACGGACCTAAAAACGGCTCCGGCCTTTTATTTTTAGGAGGTTGTAACCATGCCGAATACCTTTATTACTCCTTCCATTGTAGCCCGTGAGGCCTTAATGGTCTTGCGGAATAACTGCGTAATGGCGAACTTGGTTCACCGGGATTACAAACGGGAATTCGTTGAAGGCCGGGGGACCACTATCACTATCCGGAAACCGGCGACTTTCACCGCCAATGAATTTGACCGGACCACCGGTATCACTATCCAGGATGTCTCCGAAAGCAGCACCAATGTAACTATGGACACGATCTTGGATGTATCCTTCGAAATTACCACTGAACAATTGACCCTATCCATCGATGATTTTTCCAAACAATTAATCATCCCGGCAATGCAGGCCTTCGCCCAGAAGATCGACACCCTGATATTGAACCTGTATAAGGATATCCCCTATTACTCCGGTGCGGCCAATGCCGAACTGGACGGCGTGAGTGAGATTACCGACGCCCGGAAGCGGCTGAACGATCAGGCCGTACCCCTCACCAATCGGCGTTTCACCATCGGGACCATGGCGGAAAGCAAATTATTACAATTGGAATTATTCATTGCCGCCGATAAAGTGGGCGATAACGGCACGGCCTTACGGGAAGCCTCGCTGGGCCGGAAGTTGGGCTTTGATTTCTTCATGGATCAGAATACTCCGAAACATACCAAAGGCACGGCGGCAGGGACCGCCGCATTGACGGCGACCGCCGGGGCCATTACCGGAACGATTGCCACCGGTGGAAATGGTGGTACTTTCAAGAAAGGCGACCTCTTTACCGTTGCCACCATCACCGATAAAACCTTTGTAATTACCGCCGATGCCACCCTGGACGGTTCCGGAAACGGCACGGTCAACTTTTATCCGGCGGCTCCGGCGGGTGGAATCTCGGCCAAAGTTGTTACCCTGATTGATAGCCATGTCAATAACCTGGCCTTTCATAAAAACGCCTTTGCCTTCGTGAACCGGCCTTTGGCGTTACCGCAAGGAGTCGGCTCTGGTCAAAAGGCGATTGTTGACTTTGAAGGGTTCGGCCTCCGGGTGGTCTTTGGGTATGACATCACTAAGAAGAAAGACATTTGTTCCATTGATACGATTTGCGGGTTTAAGACCCTTACCCCGGAATTGGCCTGCCGGGCGATTTCGCAAAATTAGGGGTGAATGGTCATGGATATTCCGTTTGTAACGGCGAACGAGGTTCAAACCTGGGTTGGGAATCTTATTAGTTTACCGGCGGATATTGACCGCCTCATTTTTCGGGCCAGTGAATTAATCCGGCATAAGACGTACCACCGGACGGATGACACGGATCAAGTGGAAGATGTGAAAAACGCCGCCTGCGCCCAGGTTGAATACTGGCTCCAGATTGATGAAGCCAGCGATATTACCGGGCCATTGGGACCAATGAAGATTAAGGATTTCAGCTTTAACTCGAAGTTTACGGTCTTGGCGCCCCGGGCCAGGGATCTGCTATTGGATGCCGGGTTGCTCTATAAAGGGGTCGATATTGGCAGGAATAGCTATAGGGGGATGGATGTGAAATGAAGATACCGGCTTATGCTTTACGGATTCGAGCGAAATTTTATACGGAAAATACCCAGCTTGGTACTTTTAAACTCGGTTTGCCGGGTCAGGAAACACTCCTTCCCTCTCCCACCCGGTTTAAAATTGAACCCAAGGAGATCGGGAGCGAGGAACGGGCGGCGGATGGCACGTTAAACGTGGATAGTGTCGCCATCAAGGATCATTATTTGCTCTACTACGAGATGCTGACCGAAGCCCAGGCGCAGACCATTAGGAATGAACTGAACCGGAAAACGGATCTGTCTTTTCAGTATCTCAACCAGATCAAGACCGTCATCGGACTTTCGTTCCCTTGTGAATTGACTTCGGCCTCCCCGGTGCTTTGGGAGAAAATCACGCTGGTGTTACGGGAGAAATGACATGATCAACGTATCCGAGGAATTCAAACAAAACATTTTTAAAACCGGGCGGAAGATTCAT